CAAAGGATGAATAGATTCCACCACCAGAAGGCGAGGCATCGTATGTTCCCTTTACGTCAGCCGCATCTTCAATGAATGGGTTGGTGTCTTCAATGACTTTTACGCCATGAAAAGCACCGACCTCACCCTTGAACAGACCTTGAACAGCACTGTACTTATGGGCTTCGAGCCAATCAGTGTTGTTCATTAAGTCGCGGGTGACTTGAGGAGCGGCAATCATTACATAGTGACCACCAATTTGCGGAGCGCGGTTAACCTTGAGGTTAGTCACACTGTCCAACAGGTCGGTAGCAGCTATTTTGCCATTAGCGTCAGATAACGCAGCGAGGGCATCCCAATCTGCCGCTCCACCGGAGTAGCGTTTTGTTCGGGAATCACTCTCGTCAGTGTCGCCAGTGACAACCAGTTCATCGCGGATGAGCGTGTCGCACTTGAGGGCGGCATCTTCGCCATTAGTCTTGGCAGCTTGGGACATGACATTCAGAAGCGAGGTATTGTTTAGAATATCCGTCACGGCAATCACCTGACCGATTTGCACTAAGGTCGCCTCGACGTTCTCAAGGGTCAACTCACGGTAGTTGCTGCTGGAAATAGCAGTTCCCTCAGTGAGAGTCTGAACGGAGGCGGTTGAAGGCTCGCCAAAACGGAAGAACCGAATCGACTTCGACCCCGAATTACGGGGCAATGGAGTCGTTTGGGCAAATTCCGCTTTTCGGAGAGCCTGTACAGCGTAGTCTAGCAATTGCTTACTAAAGTACGTTTGATATTGATCCGCTATGGAGGACGGATTCGTGGTTGTTACAGTAGCCATGTTTTATTTAATGCACTTGTATCCATTAGTAACCTCCCGATGAATCTAGCTGGGCGGCTCTTCGCTGTAGTTCGGCAAACTGTTCCTCTTGGGAGAGATTGTCAAACTTCGCTGGGCCGCGTGGGCTGTCTGTCGGATCGGAACCACCAATGGATAGTTTCGATTTTAGGCCAGAGTTCTCGTCTGTGAGAGCCTTGACCTGTTCCTGAAGTTGGGAGGCATCGCCAGCTTTCATTTGCATTGCAACAATATCTGCTGCATCCAAAATCCCACCCGAATAGGTAGTAAGCACGGCACGTTCTTCCAGCATACCATTAACTGCCTTGCGGAAGGGTGAACTATGATCTCGCAACTCAGGATAAGACTCAGCGGCCCTATCAAAATTGCTACTCCATTCGTCTTTGAATGTGTTATCCATTCTATCAACCTTTGCTCCGCGCTCAGAGTTTCTCACCGATTGGGCTTGTTCCTTGGCCTTTTCAGCAAGACCATGTTCACCCTCAGCGGCAAAGTTCTGAGCAGCAGCTTCGTAGTCTGCGGAAGTGTGTCCGTCCTCATCGACGTACTCGCTTGGCTTGGCTCGGTCATTCAAGGAGCTTCTCAGTTCCTCAAGTTCCCTACGCTCTTCGGCAATGCTTTCTTTCTCAGAATTGACTTTACGCCAAGTCTCATTAAGACGCTTTTCCGACTTCGACCTGCGATCATCCGCAACTTCACTTTTCAAAGAACCGTCATCAATGGGCGGGGAATCTTCCAGTTTAGTTTCAGAAACCTCCTCGACCACAGGAACTTCTTCCTTTTTGACCGCAGCGGGTTCATCAATCTTATCTGGCTCGGGAGCAACTTCCTTCATGGATTCAATTGCCGTTGCGGACTGAATGGCAGGGTGTTCCCCATCATCATATCCAGACAATCTATCCTGTTCGGCAGCTAACTCTTGCAGCCCTTCCAACGATAACACTTCATTCTCTTCACTCATGGTTTATCTTTGTGCATTTTATCAAGCAGTCGCGCACTGTGACCACCTGTAATGTGTCTACTGTTCATCTTCGCCACGACACGCTAACGAAAACGTATGCCCTATTGTTCGAGTTCATCAAGCGGACTTTCCTGAGTCTCGTAAAATTCTGAGTTGGCTAGAGATTCTATACTCGTAACCGCCCCTCTGAAACCATTGGCAAATCCTGCCTCAAATTCAAGGTCTTTTTTACTCTGCACACACCTCGCATTGCCCCGAACTACCATATTACGCAGTATTAAGCTTAATTTCTTACCAGTATGAGACGTTAAAAAACTTGTCAATCTCTCGGAATCTTCTCTTTCCCACTTTGGTTCGTCCACCCAATCAACGTGACGGGAGAACAACATCATAGCTTTCATCTTTCCAAACATATCTTATTTCCTTTCCTCAGGTTATCTTTACTTAACATTGGCTTGAGGTTGCTGAAGTGCCAACAAGCCTCCCACTCTCTGTCATTGTCTGGGTCAAACGCATCTATTGGTATGTGGTGATCTAAGTGCCACACCTTTCCGTAGTTGTCCCAACTCATTTCCCCCTTGAACTGAACTTCTATGTGCCTGAATAAATGCCTCTTGTCGCATCCGACCAAACTCATAGTGCGCTTGCTCTTGCCGACGATAACGGAATTTAGGCGGGATCGCAGATTCTTTATTATCCTCGCGATGGGAGTTGACCTCAGCCTCTCCCTTCTCTTGGCTTGCACAACGTCCTTGTACTTCTGGAAGTATCTCTTCTGGACTCTTCGGCAATGATCCCAATTCGCATAGTAATGCTCTGAACGATACTTTTGCAGATCGTCCTTGTTCTTCAAGTAGTATTCCCGCTGTTGCTTTCGTATCTTCTCCCTGTTTTTCTTATAGTACCCTCTGTTACGCAACGACACCTTGGACTTGTTCTTGCGGTAATACTCCTGACCCCTGCTCAATTCCGCCTTCACCCGATACCTCACCCTGACGTTCCTGCATTAACGATTCCGCTGCTACTGCTAATTGTTCCCTCATAGCCTTAGCCGCCTTTGGATCAACCTGCTCGAACGCCTGTAAAAGTTGCTCGATTCTCTGGGCTATGAGTTGTTGAGTCTTTTCTGAAATATCCATATCCTCCTCCATTCTGTTATCCAAGTATTGAATCAGTACACCAATTCTAATCTCAAATCGTTCGTTCCCGCGTACCGGAACAGGGAAGCCCGTCTCCATAATTGTGATATTGTTCGCTTCCTCAAGTGCTTCATGTTGCTGTCTCATATTGGCATCCATGAACATTCGGCGCACCAAGCTTGGGTCATCCAGTTCCAGAATGCTTCGATCCAGTTCGGCTTGGTTAATGAACGGCGAGCCAGCGAATAGTTGCTTGCGGGCCATTGCCTGTTGAAGTTTGAGAGCGCGGTTCTGGCTATCTGGGCCACCCTTGGGTTCGATGACGTAATCGCCCATAAAGGCATCAACATCCATCTTCCCTGTGTCCTCTCGGTATCGGAACTGCAAGTCCTTCTTGTTGTATTGCAGGAATAGTGACCAAGTTTGTCGATACACCGCACCGAGCGATAGGCGAAACACTCTAGCGCGAAGGTCGTTTGATTCGGCCATCATCCCGCTAATCGCATTTATCTCAGTGGCGGTTCGTCTGTCTCCGCGATCATACATTGATTGAACTCCGAAATCAGGCATCCCGATTCTCTGCTCCGCAATCTGTCGAGTGGCCTGAATCTCCGTGTCCCAACTGATTGGCGGGG